AATAACATGTTATTTATACACTATTCTGGTGCAAATGTCAAGACAAAAACACCTGACGCATAATCTTTTTAATGTTATCAGGATCAACTCTCACAAATGGCCTATACTTCTTTAGTTGCCGATACACCTCAGGCCATATGATGGTATCGCCAATTACCTTGTTCCATGTGTCAAGCACGTTGAAGGCAATATCAAAAGCAATCACGGTTTCCGCAGATACCTTATTGCCCATATAGAGTTTGATTAGTTGTGGATGTTCGCCAGTTGTCTTCAATAAAGACTTTGGATCATCCACTTCATCAATGATTTTATTTAGTTCTTCCTTGAGTTGGTATGAGAAAGTTTCCATGCGCTTCAACCAAGCCACATAAACTTTCTCGGACTCAGGACCTGACATATCACCGACCCATCGCACACCAGCAGACGAAACAAAGTTAGCGACAAAGAAATTGGTTAGTTCATCGTCGCTATATTTGCGCTCTATCTTGCGAAAGAGATATTGATCCTTGCGCTTTAGAAATGACGCTTCGGATATCTTTTTGATTTTACCAGAGTATTTGATGAAGTCGTAGTCGGATGTGAAATGGAGCTTGAGGGCCTGATAGCGTTGGTATGCTGTCATGCCTTCCATTAGTGGATTCTCCAGCCTCGCCGAGTCATCTTTTCAACACGCCATGGCGCAATCAGTTCCATGCGACCAGATTGATTAGAGCGAATCTGTGTATTCTTGATAACGTCAAATATCTCGCGTGTGATATAGAGTTTATCATTATACGGTGTATATGATACGCAGCAATGCACCATATCAAAATGAGCAATCAGTTTCGCGCGTGTGATATATGATGTTGTCACAAACTGAAGCTTATTGTTCATATCGAATGCGGTATATTCGATCTTATCATTATCCATATAGTTTGAATTGCCGATCTTGAATCGACCAGGACTATCTCTGCTTACGTCATCAACATAATACCGAACATATTGTTTTGTCTTAGCATCATCAAGAATGAATACGTCAATATCATGTGGTAGTTCATTGTTGAGAAACGACGCAAAGCAACCACCAGCGACAACTACCTTTTCATTATAACCAAGCTCTCTCGGCATAAACTTGAGATAGTTATTCTTCAATACCGATTTCATGGCACGAATCTCGTACTGTTCCGCTTCGGTAAACAGTGCATTTCGTGCGTACTGCTCGGACTTGTAGTCAACACTGTATAACTCGTCAACGGTAGTAACATATCCTTGCCTTGTGATAGAGCCATTTGGATTTGCCATCCATTGACCCAATGTAGGCAAAGAACTGCCGCCACCGCCACCGATAGCTACTTGACCATAGCCACCAACACCACCAATTCCACTGCCCCCAGAACCACCAGCGCCTGTAGTTATTACCACAGTGCTATCAGATACCCACTGTGTGGTACCAATTACCGTGCCATCAGCAGCATAATCATAGATGCCATCGGAATGCGATATTGAAGGATTAGGCAATGGATTGGCCTTTGGGTTGAGAATTTCACGGAGTTTATCTAACGGTACTGCCATAACGTCACTAATAGCCTCTAAGATAGTAAAGTGTGGATCAATCGCATCTTCAAGAGCATAGCGAGAGATTTTTTTTGATCTGTTAGTTACTGATGAATTGATTACGAATTCATCAAGAGCAAAATCTAGATACATATGAATGTGTGGAAGTTTTAGATCCTGAAACCATCTATAAAGGTTCAACATTGAAGTGGGTCCACCACTATTATATGCAGGTATCATATCGGAAGCTTTGCTCCAGTGCGTTTGATTAGATTAGAACTAAGCGCCTCTGAGTGAATAAGCTTTTTGATTTTTGGTCCGATGAGACGAGGCACACTCTCGGGTTCAAGCCCGGATGTGGTACACACATCCAAGCAAGCGTCAATGTATGTCATGCCTTTGTTGATGACACGATCCTCTACCATATGAGCAAACATATCGCTTGTCATAATACTAGCAACAGGTGTATCATCAGCCATACTTGCAATCATTCCTTCTTTTTCTTGGATTTCCCTGCTGCTATTCCCGCCATCTCGATCTCCTCCAAAGAACGACCACATCCCGTGCATCTTCCATCATCTCCAAGTTTGCAAATTGAAACGCATTTTGTAGTATCTGTGGACTCAACCAGATTTCGCAATGATTCACCTAGACCAGAGTTGGGAGCAACGGTTGTCGTCACAGAACCAAACATCATAGAATCAAATGATGCAGCCGTTGCATAACCAGTTCTCGGATCGGCTGTAAACTTAGGAATCACACGACCAGTATCGTACTCATAATCAAGCGGTTCTTTGACGGGCGTAACTTTTGGTGCCATAGGACCACCAGTGTTCTTGCGCTTGATATCTTCGCTGAGGAGTTCAGGCCAATACAGTTCTAGTGCGCTGCAATTCTCAGTGCAAACAAAGAAGTGGTATTCACCAGGACGAACGCTAGTAAAGTCACCTGCTCGGAGAACAGTAACATCGGTAAGCTCGTAGTTATTCTTTCGTACATGGATTTCCAATACTCCTGATTCGACATAGAATCCATTCCATTTATGTTCATGTAGGTGCTCCGAGCAGCGAAAGCCTGCCTTTACATTGATCTTATGTAGTTCAACCAATGCGTTCTGAATAATAACGCTGGTATCACCCCAAACTTTACCTGTCACATTAGCCATGAGTAGAGCCATCCTCTTCTTCTTTAGTCAAGTCAAATGGGCCATGAAATACGACTTCGGTATCGGTAGCTTCCCAACCATCGTTCTCAAGACCTTCGTGCCACTCTTCGTCAAACAACTCTTGGATACGCTCTTGCTCTTCTTCGTCCATGTCATCAGGGAAAGTCCACTGACATGCAACACCATCATCAAAGCTATGATCCATAACATCAAACTCTAGCGAATAGATGTCAATACCGTTATCATCTTCAAGGTCGATATCAAGTTCATCCTTGAGATAAGCCACAAAATCTACATCATCAGGAACATCGAACTTGGCATAACCCCAACGCCACCAAGTCTCGTATTCAATGCAATCTTTACCCTTATAGAAGTATTCAGTTTCCTGAATGTTCTTCTTATACCGAGTCTCCAGCTTCCACGTTGCCATTGTCTAACCTTTCACTACGTTTAACCACATCGTCAATCTCAAGTAAACTATACAACAATGCATCGAACTTGTCAAGATAAATCATGTTCGGACCATCGCATGGTGCATTATTTGGATTCTCATGGACTTCAAGAAACAAGCCAGCAATACCTACAGCCGTGGCCGCGCGAGCGATGAGTGGTACAAACTCACTCTGCCCACCAGAACTTGAGCCATTACCGCCTGGCAACTGTACCGCATGGGTGCAATCCATGAAGACTGGATACTTATGGTATTTCATAATCTCCAGTGAGCGCATATCGACCACAAGATTCTTATAGCCAAATGTTGTACCACGCTCAGTCAATATGATTTTCTTGCAGCCGAAATGCTCAAGCTTCTTGACTACGCTACCCATTTCTTCAGGAGCCATAAACTGGCCCTTCTTCACATTGACCGGCTTATGTGTTTCAGCCGCCGATTGGATAAGGTCAGTCTGTCGGCAAAGGAATGCAGGGATCTGAATAACATCAGCATTTGTTGCACCACATTGCCAGTTTTCATGTACGTCCGTGAGGACTTCAATGCCCCTACCACGGACGGCATCCATTCCATAATATGCCTCATCGAAGCCTGCACCTCTATAAGCAGTAGCGGATGTTCGATTAGCTTTATCGAAGGACGTCTTATAAATGAAGTTGATTTCTTGACCGAAGCGTTTGCCAACGCTCTCTACGATATCACGCAACGACTCTGCCATAAAGATGGCATGCTTCTGTGTTTCAAATGCACAGGGACCAGCAATGATACTAAGTGGTTTTGAGTTGCCGCATTTATCGTAGAATGACATTATTATTTCCTAGTTAATTTGAATACCAAAACCACCCTGAGGTCATCTGCGTGTACAGATATTGCTTGTGGTTTGTGTGCGGTCTTTGAATCGTATATAACCATTCTACCAGCTTTATATGAAACGGAACCTATACATTCATCTCTTGCTACATTATAGAATGATGTTCCACCATCCCAATCTATTTTCCAATTTGGATTGGTGTAATAGATGACTGTGAGATCGCCATCATCGCAGTGTAGAGGACTTTCATTGCCAACAGACTGGCAGTTGATATAGACGAACTTAAATTCGTATTCATTAGCTAAAATTTTATTTAGATTTGTCCATACATTTTCGATGAATGGATACTCAGATAGAATATTGAGACCTCTTTGAACTGATACGAGGTGGCCACTCCAAAATTTCCAATCGCTCTTTCCTTTAACTGCTGCCCATGTGCAAGGAATACTCATACACTCTTGATGAATAGCATCAATCTCATGCTGAGCAAATTGGTTATCAATAATTTTGACCACTACCGATCCTTATATCTAGCGTCGATCTCTTTTATTCTATCTTGTATATATTGCACGACCCATCGCTTCTGTGGATCATTATCGCTCATTGAGATTAGCACATTATTCAATTCATCTACGAAGGCTGCTTTCTTCAAAGTGTCTATTGAATAGTTGCTATCTGTCATGGCTCAATCCCACAGGCTGCGATAGTATTTTCCGAAAAGCTTGAATGCGTTTCGCTTACGCTCTTCGAAGATATCATTTTCGGCACGATACTTTTCCCAATTGCCCTGTTCGTCATCTGGCGGAACAAGCATATCAGTAAAGCCTTCCTGATCCATCTTCTTGACAATGCTTCTACCAAGTTCAGGAAATGCAGGCGCATCGGGATCATCGTTTGCTTCCTGATAGAAAGCCCAGATCATTTCATCAAGGATCCAGTTCCACCGATCAAAGAAAAGATCGTCGGTATCCCATTCTTCTTTCTTGGGAGGAGCATTAGTTGAACGCAGATGCTCGGGTACATCATCGTCATCTGTGAAAGGAGCACCGTGTTTGGTATCCCTCAACTGTACGAGCATAGGATGAATGATAAGGGAGAGAGTGTGATCCATTGACCAAGTATCGTAGGGTTCAATCTTTACGCTGATTGTACGCTTGCGCTTTTCGTGAATCCAATTACAAAAAGTACCGAACCAAGTGTCTGCAAGCCAATCAGAAAACTTATCCTTGAGACGATAATCCCAACGCATATCTTCATCGTCACTCTGATGCCGCTTAGTCCAGAAGAAAATGTAATCTGTAATTTGATACGGTCCGTACCAATTCAGATATGGTCCAATCTTGACTTTCACTTTATATCCTTCAAAATATCTGAGAGTTTATAACCAAGAACTGCAAGTTCATTAGACCACTTTTCCATGATATCGTAGTCTTCAGGATTAGGATTATCACGCGACCCATACGGATCGCCGATGTTATTGGATGCTTCAAACACAACATCAATCGCATTGCGAAGACCATTTAGCATGGCATTGTACTCTTCAAAAAAATCTAATGGCATCACCAGTTCTCGTAATCTGTGATATCTTTCCAGCGACCTTCGCCTTCAGACGTTTCAATTTCTGCGCGAAGACAAAAACCAATTCCGGTGCTTCCACCGATAAGAGTGATCTTGTGAGGCTGAGGATCCATATCCTTGATCCATTCGACCAAAGATTGAACTTCAGCAGGACTAATCATAAGTTGGTATTTACGTTCCACTTCCATCATTCAACTCCACATTTTATCTTTCAGCCAGTAGAATAACTGATAAAATTTCTGAACAATCCAATAGTAACACAAGACTACGATAGCGATACAAACAAGCCACATAGGTTGGTTAGGTGGTCTAGTGAAATTAATCACTACTCAACTCCAAATTCAAAAGACGCCTGATAACTATTAATTGATCGACGCCAGTAGGCTATAGGTTCTGGACCCATAAAACAGATAATCGGGGAGGAATCTTCGTATATCTTGAACAGACCGTTGACTCCTCGAATGGCTACGTCTACGTTATAGAACAATCCCTTCTGGCGATCATTGTAAATATTGTCTGGCACTGTACGCTTGAACTCATTTGGATTCTCAATCCATTCATACATCTTTTCAAATTTGTCCATCATAGCTCTCCAATCATCTTTGAGAAATTTACCATGCAAGGTGCGTAATAATTATTTCTCGTTTCAGGAAGATACTTTTTTATGCATGAATTAGGTAAATTTAAAGTTGGTCGCCATGGACTCCACTGTTTTTTTATAGAAGACCAGAAGATAGCTTTGAAATAATCGACTTGATGTTCTTCATGTTGATAAATTGCAATATAATAACCAGATTCAGTTGGTTCGTTTTCTGGATATTCTAACCAATTCATCTCTAATAAGTTCATCATCAATTTCCAAAGTTGGCTCGGGGTGATGGGCTCGAACCACCAACACACGGATTCAAAGTCCGTAGTTCTACCAATTGAACTAACCCCGAATAAAAATCAAGCTTCGTTTAGAAGCTCAGCCGAACCGCGAACCTGCTCACCGATAGTGCCAGGTGCATTGACGAAGCCCATGAGAACTTCGGCCTTCTTGATAACATCGTTAACTGTGGGATATTTTACTGTAGCATCACGCTTGACTTCCTGACCTAGGAGATATTCTTGGTCGCACATTGTCTGAGCCATCTGAAGAACATTGAAGCGGAGCATCTTATCATCGTTCATAATTTTCACCTCTCTAATAGTGTTAGTGGGGGGATTCTGTTTCCACGTTCCCCCCGAACGCATTCTTAGGCTGCTAGAGCATAAGAGATAGGTGCATTATCGTTAGCATCTAAAACGCGCCTCGGTCTACTCGTGCCTTTACTACTATCTGTCGAACCTATATCGCCCCCATCAAAGATACACAGACTGTATCGAAGCTCAATACCCGAAAAGTTCAAAAACTTTTCTTATGCATCCTGTGTATCCATGGTGGAGGCGTCGGGTACTGCCCCCGAGTCCAAATGGTTTATTTCGAACGTCTCAACAACCTTAGCATATTATTTATAATACATGGAAAGAGGGTGTTTGTCAAGATGGATTTTCAATTATTTTTGGCATAACCTTTTCAACAATTGTCGGTTGCATATCTTTACCTATGTCTATAGTTTTTTTACAGATGGTCTCAGAGTAGAGAGCATAAGGACAAAACCAACCGCCAGAACCGTCACTGTATGATACCCAACGAGAGCAAATAGTTGAACAGTCACAGTGGCTCATGCAAACTCCGATAAACTGGCTTTGATCCTACGCTCGTAACCATCGCGTACACGAATCAAATCAGCCACATAATCATTGCGCTTGCCTTCGAACACATCGAAATCGCCTTCATCGGATACAATCAGAATGGCAAAGTCTAGCGTACGGATGCCAGTATGCTCCTCGAACATGATGGAGTAAGCTGTAGCCTGTAGAAAATAATCGTGGATTTGTTCGCGTGTTTTTTGGCGTATGGATGTTTTGAAATCGACCACAGTTGGCTTACCATTCCATTCGCAGATAAGATCGGCTGTGCCAGCAATGCGAAGAATATCTGAATACATGGCTGATTCTGTAGCATACACCAGCTGGAGATTGGTGTCAACACATTTCTGCACCTTGCGGAATCTCTCAACAGTGGCTGGCATCTCTTTAGCCAGATTCAAATCATCACCAAGAATATATTTCTCCATGATAGAATGGAGGGCTGTACCGCGGCGAGCAGCTCCTTGGCTGATCTTATTAGCTTCGTCTGCACCCACGCGGGCGCGCCATTCTGCAATGGACTTTTTCTTTTCTGGCTGAGAAGAAAGGACGGTTGTGATTGATGGGTAGATATTTGCCTCAGGCGTCGAATACCGACGCCCAAGGTCTGTGTTGATCTGCTTTGCTTTTGGCAAATCTATGTGCATATCGAAGTCAAATTTCAATTTATGATGCCTCGTTCTTCAAGGTTGATTCGTGTAATTATATAGTCTTTCACGAAGCCTGAGCGGACGATATCACCTTTCTCAAACTTTACGATCTCGAATGACTTCATATGATCCGCAATCTTCAAAAGATTTGGCATGCCAGATCCCTCGCGCATGTAGTCTTTCTGATTGAAGTCACCACATAGAATGATACGACAACCTTCACCAACACGAGTCATAATGGTATTCAATTCGGCATCGCTCATGTTCTGGCATTCATCAACGATGATGATGGAATCTTTGTATGTGATACCGCGAAGGAATGAAGTGGTGCAAAATTCAATGTAGCGGTTCGTTTTGAACCATTCGTATGGATTCTGTTTGTCTACTAGTTCGGTGCAGATAGCAGAATATGGCGCTTCATACACTGCGGCCTTTTCTTTCGCATTACCTGGAAGGAATCCAATGTCACGCGATGGCACTACGCTGCGAATGATAACGATAGGCTTTGGTGCTTCACCAGATAGCACTGACTGGAGTGCGAGATATAGGGAGAGGAATGTTTTACCTGAGCCAGCGACACCGTGCAGAATGAGATTCTTTCCTGCATCGTATGCTTCAAACACTTTACGCT